TGATGTTAACCATATCTTCGGCATACACATCTTCCACGATCTTGTCCATCTTGACTTCCATCTTACGGAAGCGGAAGAATTGAATCTCGTAGAGGTCACGCCCTGCGTTGTACTTGATGTACACATAGCCCTTGTACGGAGTCATACCCGAGGTCTTGAACTTGAGACCGTCGCCCATGTTGATCAGATCCTTAGCACCCCAAGCAAACATTGCCATCGGGTCAATCGTCTTGATTTGCGAGAGAATGATTTGTGCAGTGTTCATTTCGTGTCTCCGTTTTTTCAGTCTATACATGTATTATATGCCCAAACTGATTAAATGTCAAGCCCTTTTTTAAGAGCCGGTAGAAAGAATCAGAGTGTCGCCAACCTGCTTGAAGTTTTCGATGAACACATGATGCTCGTCACCGCTATCACGGATGCAAGCATTAGCCGCAACAAACAGTGCCGCATAAGTTCCACCGTTGATTTCAGTTACAACAGGCTTGCTACCCCAGTGATCCTTGTAGGTCACAGTACGTACACCCTCAAACGAATGACGGTCGCTAAGATTGTCAACTTCAAAGATAGACCAAACTGCCTTGAGTCCCAGTTCCTTACGAACATCGCTATAATGCGAATGCTTGCGGTCGAAGGCTGCATCGTCCTGCTCGTATGCACCCTTGAGAGCGCCACGGATAATTTCGACCTGTTGTGCAACCTGCTCGTTGTCCACGTTACCCAGAGCATACAGGGCGTTGTGCAGGGTCTTGAATTCGTCAGCAGTCAGAGTCACATTGCAGTTCATTTGTCAGTCCTGTTTATCAGTTTCAATACTACGTATTATATACCCAAACCCATTTATTGTCAAGCCTGGGGCATGCAATATGTAGAAATAATCCACTTAGCACGATTGATCGCCTGACGGGCGTCCTCAGCCCGCATACTGTCAACCTCGCCGTACTCGGTGTTGATCATTTCCTGCGCATCGCTCAGGATGCTCATAGCCATCATGCCAGCACCACTGAAACGGAACGTAATGCTACGCTCAACTGCCTCACGCATTTGTGCTTCGGTGCAACCATAGCAACGAACTTCACGCTTTTCAGTTTCGGTCAATGCTTCGTAAATTGCTGTAGTCATTTCGTTTCTCCGTTTTCTTAGTGTCAATACATGTATTGTAAGCCCAAAACGATTAAATGTCAAGCCTTTTTTCCCGGAATTATCCGGAATTTTTTAGGAAATTTCATTATTTTTGCACTACGTAAGTTGTTGATTTCCTTAGATAAATTACCCAACAGTTCCCTGACGTATTCCTTACGCTCGTCAGGCTGATCTAGGTACCAAGTTTTTAGTCCATCTACTCCGGATTCTTGTATGATTCCTGCAAGAACCTTGTAGTTGGCACTGTCTCTGTCGTTATCGTTCATAGCAATACTTTAATAGATTTTGGATTATTTGTCAAGTACCCGTAAACCAGTACTTGACAATCTTTTCAGCAGGCTTTCCACGAATGCTCTGTGATAGATTGGGGAATCCCTCGTAACTAGGTGCAAGTGTATTACTATGCCAATATCCTGTATGAAAGTTCACACCCTTAACTGTAAAGTCACGTTGCGATATCACTGCCTTAAACATACCTTCAATTCCAATTGCTTGTACTGCAAAGTCAGCAATATAGGTATCTTGAATACATGCTGTCTTTGTTCCAGCAGGAGTAATACCTTCTACACAGAAACCATCTTCTACCCAACCATGAGTCCAATACTTGTCTCTACTCTGCACACTGATTTCAAAAAATACAGGCACTTGACGATTGTTTGTATGTGGGCAGTTGCTAGGAGAAATACAGTTATATGATTTGTACATACCATAAATTTGTTTCTCAATCGCCATCTTAACAATCTCTGGTGATAGATTTACATTCTCTACATCAGACAAAATAGGTCCACCCAAACTAAGATGAATGGCATCGATCTTGTTAAGAATTCTAGGATCATTTTCTACGTAACCAATTTGTCCCCAAGTGATTTCACCTGAATAATGTTTACGTATGTCATCAATGATCTTACTAAACCTAGAGATATAAATTTCTTTGATTGCAGGATCATGTAGATTACCAATGTGCATAGCATTCCAATCAGCCGCAATACCTTTGATGCCAGTGCGTTGTGCAAACTTAGCCATCTCAATTACCTGAGTATGGTGTGCGTCTAATATTTTATTGAGTTTATCATGGGTTAGTACTTCACCTAATGTTACTAGATCGGTACGTGCAGTATTTTGTGTACTAAATTGCCATGCATAGTAAATGTTAATGTTTCTCTTTTTTGCTTCTGTAACAATAAACTCTACCATAGATTCAGGGATATGGTATTCAGACTTATCTACAACCCATGTAGCGCCACTACTATTCCATGGGCCAAAATTATATAGCCATGTCATGTTGACGCCATTAGACTGCATTTGATCTAATGATTGTGTGTACATCAATTTTACATATTCATCTTTAGTGCAATTCTTAATAGAACCCCTTGCACTATCGTATATCCATCCTGGATAATAGTCTTTAAAACTAATGCCACGCTGATAGCCACTGGGTAGTTGTTGCGTTGGTTTGGGGATAGGTCGCCAACCATTATATGTTTGTGGGTATTCAGATTTGTGTGGGTCTGTGCATGTTGGTGCAGACGATACAGGTTGTACTGTGGGACTGACCGTTATTAAGGGAGTAGGGTTACTACTGCCTCCACCGCCCCCGCAGCCTACTAAGAACAATGCTAGCAACAAACTGTACTTTTTCATGGATCACCCATATTTACAATAACAGTTTAAATAGTAGCATATTTAATTTTAAAAGTCAAATAGGAAATGCCCGATTTCTCGGGCATCTCTGTAAGTCTTAGTTGCTTACTTTTTGTTTTGGCTTTGATTTACGAAACCGTATAATTTTTCAGCAGTTTCTAAAATCTTGTCTAGCCCGGGAAACTCAGGCATGTTAACGGAACTGACCATTTGACCGGTCTTTTCGTCACGCTTAGAACTCATTTCCCAACCTGCCCATTTATATTGAAACTCTTGTCCAACTAAATCTTTAGCCATTGCTAGGATATCAGTACGTAGTTCATATCCGTTCTTGTTAAACTTGACTTCTGGAAGTCCTGGTAATTTATTATCGCTCATAGTGTGTCTCCTTTGATCTGATTATATTATTTTGCCTGTTCATTGTCAACAGGTTTTTGAGGTTTATTGAATCGTTCTGGGTAATTTAATTGTTCCCATTCCTCATCAGTATATGGCCACCAATAAGTCATCATTTCACCTCCGTTATAGTACGCTTTGCATTTTCGTATTGACCGAATTTAGCAAAAGCAACTGCGGTACGAATGCGTTTTAAATTTTCAATAAAGTTAGTTAGAAATTTCATAATCCGTTCCTAATATAGTTTTGTTGATATTCAAAAGCATATCTTTCCACATCACCGTTGTTCTGTGGATTACGTGCTACAATATAGCGTTCAAGCGCATGTCCATAGGAGAACGACTTGAATAGTTTTTTAATAATTGATTTTAACATAGATTCCCTAAGTAATTAAATTGTTACGATTAAGTATAGTAAGCCCACAGAGAATATTAACAATAAAATATGCCCAATGCGGCTTGCCGCTAACGCTTTTTCGTTACCTGACAAATTACTTTCCTTTCTTTGGCAACCAAAAGTTAATTTGGTCTTGAGTTGATGCAGTGATATCCTTAAAAAACTTAGGATCAGAGAATACAGACATTACTGACTTAGCGGTATTGAAACCGTTCTCTACTGCTTTCTTTGTGTATTCAGTTTGGGAATCTACGAAACTATTGAGAGATTTTGCCAAATCGTCATGCTTGACGAAAGTTTCTACGGCGATTTTTTTTGAAGTTTGAACCGCGTCAATGGCGGTGTTTGCAAATGTTGTGAACATAATTTTCTCCTGTGTAAGTGTGTTCTGTAGAATTAATCTACATGTTTATTTATGCCAACAACTATCTTTAGAATTTTTAAACGGGTTTATCCGCCACGTCCACTACGCCTTACCATACTAGGACCACCGAAACCTTTGCTAGGCTTTGGAATCTTTCCACCTTTACTATTTTGGGGTGAATTGTGATTTAATTGTTTTGCTTTTTTAGCGGCTAAGATTGCGGCTAATGGGTTGGGTTTCTTTTCGTCAGACATATTATATCCTATTGTCAAGTGAATCTAAGTAATCTCGCAATGTGCCATACAATGTCATCATTGTTGCAATCTTGTGATCATAGATTCTTATATAAGGGGGTTCCTTCTTTTCTTTATTTACACCTATGTAATAAGGGCAATGTATTTTTTTAGATAGTTCTAAAATGAATTGTTCAGGTTTAGTTATCTTTTTGTCTTTAGATAAGCCTAGTGGGAACTGATAGAATTCAATATTTGCTTGATTGAAGGCGGCCGCCCCTTCATCATTAAGGCGCATGGCAGATGACATTCTACCAGTCATCCACCATCTGGACATTACTTCATCTATAGGTATTTCATGCCACAAGGTATGTGGCATTTCTGAAAGAATTGCTTTTGTTATTTCGAATTTAGTCTTTGGATACGTCATCGGGATAGACGGTTCTTCCCGAATTCATAAAGACAACCGTAAACTTATCTGTCTTAAATTGCGCATTCAATTTCCTGCACAAATTTCTAGCATGTCCGGGATTACTGAAACTAGTCTTTTTATATTTAGGAGCAGAGTCGTTTGTTAGATAATTTGAGGATTTGAGGTTGATAGGCTGGTCATCATAGAATACTGCCCAGATACCACTGGCTTCTACGATTTGATCGCATTTATATGTATTCTTATCTACATACTCTAGCAATACTTTTGGTTGTGTTCTGCTCATTTAAATCCGCCGCCTTTAATCTGTACCTCAACTACTTGATTTTCTTTCTCATCAATCTTCTTATTTGCAAACTCATACAAGTCAGAAAGCAATTTAGCAATATCATCTCTAAGTCCACGTGCATCAGCAATGGGTAACACTACGTCTTTAGACTGCTTTGCTTCCATAACTGACATTTTATCCATGAACTTCTTAATATGAATCATAGACTATTTATCTGTATATTTGCTTCATCTTCAGTTTTGTAGGGTCCTGCATAGGGATAACGCTGAATAAAGATGTACTTAGGACAAAACTGAACTGATCTGACGCCATTTTGTTCAATGACAAAGTATCCTGCGGCATGAAAACACTTGCTTTTCCTAGTCTTAGTGTATAAATGCAATCCTCGTTTTACATCAAACATGCTGTTATATGTTTTTGCAGTAGTGGGATATTCAGGATAAGGCATCGACACCTTAGTGTTATTAGACTTGATAGGTTCAAATCTAATCTTAGCGTTCTTTTTAATATCCGCAGTATTCTTAAATTGTAAAAAGTTTCCGTTGAGTTGCACACCATAGCCTGAGTTATTGGCAGTGATATTTCCTACCTTCTTCTCACCATCTGTTACAACCCAAAACTGATCCTTTACAATTTGTTTTGCGATTAACTCTGTCATATATTTCCTTATTTTTCTGTTAACATAAGAAATAAATCTTTCTTATGTTTGGGTTCCCATAAACTACCATCGGGACCGCAGATACCACTGCGTAATCTTGTTGATGCACAATTTTCATAGTGCCTTTTAACTTTTATAGGTCCGTCCACTACGTGAAATTCTTCACCATCAGTTTTATACGCTTTCTTACACAGGTATGCATAACGATTGGGCTTTAAACTGAATGCTAACAAAGAAAAAAGGCGATCATTGATTGAAACAAATGAATGTTTACAATCCCTACAAATTAGTTTACTTGTTTCGCTCATTTTATAATTTTGCTTAGTAAGTGTTTAGCCAAACTCAAATCTTTTTCTGCTTCACGATCATGGATTTCAAGAAGTACCAATTCACGTAATATAAGTGCGTCATGTGCAGTATCCAAGTCAAGAGTGTCAAACCAATCGTCCCACTCTTCTGCGCTATCTAATGACCACATCATGTCTAGGATATCTACCTGACGCTTGTTCAAGCCAGTCAACGTAACTTTATATTCATTGTAACTCATTGTTCAAATTCCTTCCAAAACAATTCATGGTCTTTTACGTTAGCAATGGGTTTCAACCAACCATTGTCGATACACTTTGCTATAATTAGTTTATACTCCCTTGGGCATGAACTGTCAATCTCAAATCCTGCCCTAGGAGCAATCATATACCCATCTTTTAGCATAAACTTTTCATCATCAGATTTTATAGTTCTTATGCGTGATTGTCTAGAAGTAATAATCAACTTGTTTAACTCTTCATTGTTTTTCAAGAACATTGCTCATGAATTTTACCTTGATACGGAGTATTAAGCCACTTAGCGTAAGTGTCGGCACTTTGTGAAATTTTTTCTAGTTCATATTTGCCACAGAATTTCATGAAATGAACACCCACTTGAGGTGTGGTTACCGTGCGTACTTCTGATTTAATACGCTCATCTACCTTAACCTTAATGTCATCGGGCTGTGCTGAAAGGTCGATAAGAATACGATTGCGTTCATAGTCGTCCTTAACACGATGTTCAACGCCGTCATGATCAACCCAACGCTGTAGCATCATATTGTTCCAATTAAAACCTTGCTTAGTGCGGTCAGCGTATGCTTCGATAAGACCAACTTTATTCTTGCTACCCTTAGTGCGTACACCGGGATATGCACTGAATACGTTGTCAGTGCTGTCACCACGCATGCACTTTTCAAATAGAATGAATGCGGGGTCACCTAGCAGTTTAGGTTCTTTAGTTTTCTTGTCAATGATAAGACGATTCTTATCATCATAGTAGCCATCAAGTTTGATTAGTTGATTGCTGACACCATTGTACTGATGGACATTCTCACTAATCAACTGTGCAAAGTCGGTGTCGCTTGAAATGATATAATGGGTATCATCGGGGTGCATGTGAATGAAACGTGCGATAAGGTCATCAGCCTCAGCATTCTCATGTCGCAGTACACTGCAATTGGTCTTCTCACGTAGAAATGTTGTAAACACTTCATACGTTTCCCAAAACATTTTGTTTTCTTCTTCTTCGGCTTCTGTCATTGCTTGATTAGCAACAGCACGATTAGCCTTGTATGGCTTATAGAATTCTTTACGCCAACTGCGACCTTCAAGACAGAACACAACATGGTCGATGCCATATTTGCGTACTACTTGATTTACGCTTGCTAGTGTAAGATGAAGTGCCATGCCGATCTTTTCCCATGTATCACTGTTACGTGAAGCCACATGTCGGGCACGAAAGAATGTGTTTGCTGTGTCAATAAGTGCGTAGTTCATAAGTTAAATATACTACTATTTAGAGTTGTTGTCAAGCGATTTCTTCCAAATACTTCTCTGGGTTTTCCCGAACTTTGCTAACAAAATCCTTGTCCATTTGCACTGAAGGAAGAAATACTGATTTTAATCTTTTGATTTTAAGTTTATGCTGTACTATAAGTTTTTCAACAACCTGTCGCATATACTCAATATCAAC